CTCGTTTCCTGAGATCTTGACACGGAGCTGGCAAAAAGTAAGTCCAGTCTGTGGCATTATCTGTGAAGGAAATACCTGGTGAAACTCCAGGATTAACCAATGAGTTACGCCGCTTCCAACGGAAAGCGGTTCTCGATAAGGAGAAGTAATATGGCAGCCATGACGACTGCACTCACTGAGTTTTCCGATAATGGAAACTCACGCACGTACACGTACACTGGGCACTCGGCGAGTGAACCTCGCCTTGTGTTGCAGCGGCGTCGTACTCCTACTGGCCAGAATTCCGTAATCGAGGATACCGTTTCGGTACTTTCGAGCACGGAAGACTCCAATGGAGTCATTCTGGACAGTAAGGTCTTGTTCACTGCTACCGTCCGTCGTCCCATCAATGGGATTTCGGCGGATGTCACAGCGGCCCTGGCCATCTTTCGCGATGTTGTCGCGGGGGATGAGTTCGGTAACACTGTGAGTACGCAGGAATGGCTAGTCTAATGGGGTGACCCATTAGGCTAGAGAAATCTATGGAAAATCCATGGAAATCAAAGATGATAGCTGGATCAGTAATCGCCATTATCTTACTCAGTCTTAATGGACTGTGCGAGATGTGGGGGCTACCATGCCATCTATCATCTCCGTCTACCGTCATTGCCCCACAACCGGAAGGTTGAAAGGCAAGTCGGGTAATCCCAAGGCATTCGTCTTCCCGCTTCCCAGACATTTATGATGACTCTTTTGGGCATATAGCCCGAAGAGCCATCGTCTGTGAAGTAGGGGACGATTTGTCTTGGTCCTGTGTAGCAGTTGAATAGGAGGATCCTATGAAGGACCTGACTAGTGTAATATACGACATAAGTCGTGCTTACATTCAAGACCGTAAGGAGTACCTAAGTACGGACGACCAAAATCTCTTAATCGGAGCAATCCGACGCAGAGACTTGGCCTTCCTAACTTCCTGCGCTACGTCACCCCGTCTCTCGGCTTTGTCTTCGAGAGAAGGTCTTCGGACCTTGATGCAGGTGGAAGCGTTCTTCAAAAAGAACAGTCTGTTCTCCGGCGATCATTGTAGAGCGGCAGCTCTTGACACCTTTTTACGAGGTGAAAAGATATGCCGTATCGCAAATCGCCGTCTTGACTACTACTATTCTCAGCGCGATCGATTAGATCCCGATCTGAGATTGTGGGTATCAAGAATGGAGATAGACATCCACCGCATCCTGGGCGAAACCTCGACTTTTCTGGAAGAAATTCCAAGATTGGTCAGGGTGACAGCAGGAGCCACTGCATCTGCTAGTCGAAGGAACGCCACAGGGCATCGACGTGTGTCGAAAAGACCCTGGTGCACTCCTGACGCGGTCCCATACTTGTCTGCCCTCTCCTCTTTCTGGGGATACGGTAAGATCAAGCCAAGACTTCGTCTGACTAACAGAGTAGAGTTCGTACCTAAGAACTGGAAAACCGACCGTACTATCGCTTGCGAAACTGAGGGTAACGTTCTCCTTCAGCTTGCTTGTGATAAGTACATTAAGCGTCGGCTAAGACGAATCGGAATCGATTTGTCGGACCAGACTCGAAACCAAGATTTAGCTAAAGAGGGTTCTTTAAGTGGCGAATTAGCCACAGTAGATCTCTCAATGGCTTCCGATACACTCGCTTACAATACCGTCGCCTGGCTCTTTCCACAGAGCTGGGTTAAGGTGTTGTCCGACTTCCGCTCTAAACAAGCGGTCGTTGGTAAAGGTAGTGATCGGTTCGTAGTGAATTATGCAAAGTTCTCCAGTATGGGGAACGGCGCTACATTCACTATTGAGACCTTGGTTTTCGCTGCTGCTTGTAGAGCTGTGGGAAGCAAAGCATACTCTGTCTACGGAGATGATATCATCATCGAAGCAGATTTGTATGCCAAGCTAGTACGGCTCCTCAAGTTCTTCGGATTCTCAACGAACGCCGATAAGAGTTTTCACACAGGACCCTTTCGGGAATCGTGTGGCTCTAACTGGTACCTCGGAACTGACATAACCCCGAAGTATATTCGGGACTTAGATCGCCGCAAGGCGGTCAAGTGTCATCTCATCAATTCCCTTATGGAAATTGCTGAGTACGAGGGGGAGATGTGGAAGTATCTACTCAAGCTAACGCTCGAGTGGGAGCTTCCGTTGTCTCCGTTCAATGAGAATACGATGAGCGGGGTGTGGATCCATCCACACTTTGCCTATCGTGAGAAGATGATACGGACCCGCCACCAGATTGCATTTTTCAAAGGGTATGTACCCCAAGGAAAATCACATTTGGTTGCGGACATCCGGTCTCTCTTTCTGTGGCATTTAATGGCACAGTTAGATCGTACTGGATGTTATAGGTTCATTAACCAGAAGGTTAGTGATCCTGTTCAGCCCGTTCTCAGCAGTAG